CGGCGACTTGGTGCCGGGCGCGAAGTACATGACCACGATGTCGGCGGCGTCGAGCATGTCCAGCTCCCAGCTCACCTGCTTGGAGAACCGCGGGTCGTCCGCCCGCTGCTCCCAGCTGTCGTCCCAGTCGTCGCGGCGCGGGTTGAGGATGACGAGATCGTCGGCTCCGGCTCCGGCTTCGGCTCCGGCTTCGGCTCCGGCTCCGGCTTCGGCGACGGCTTCGGCGACGGCTCCGGCTCCGGCTTCGGCGACGGCATTGCCGCTATCAACGGCCAAAAAGTTCATGCCGTTGATGGCGTGCCAACGGTTATTCGGTCGCTAAAAGGCAACCTCGCCAAGGGCTTTATCTTAATGGAGGACTTGTCTCTAAAGCCTTGCTTTGTTGCCAAGTCAGGAAACGAGTTCGCGCATGGCGATACCGCCGAAGAAGCGATGCGCGATGCCATGGCGAAGCACGAAGACAACCTGTCGGAAGAAGAGAGAGTCGAGGCGTTCATTAACCGCTTCGATCCATCCAAGCCTCATACAGGCCATGCCTTGTTAGAAGGTCATGGCCTGCTTACCGGCTCCTGCGAGGCAGGCCGTCGAGCCTTCGTGCAAAACAAGGGAATCGACCTTGACGCAAGCATGACGCTCGACGAGTTCATCGAACTGACGAGCGACCAGTACGGCTCTGCTGCGATCTTGGCGCTGAAGGAAAGGTTGAAGGAACTCTCATGAGCAACCCTTGGGAGAATCCACTCGACTGCGAAGGCTTTGCTGAAGTCTCAGAGGTCAAGTTCGAGCACCCCAAGCGCTTCGCCGCCTACGTGATCGGTGACAGCGCCTATCCGTGGCTTCAGCCCGGCGACCTCACGATCTGGCACGTGGACAGCAATCCGATGTATGGCCGGATCGTGCTGGCGCAGCGCAAGGGCGATCACGGCTGCGCGGTGAAGGAGTTGATCTTCGACACCGACGAGAACACCCACATCCTGAAGGCCCTCAACCCAAGCTACGAAGAGCATCAAGAGAAGGACGGCTTTGGGGTCATCGCAAGGCTGGTAGGGGTTGTCTTGGAGCACGAAGGGGCCACGCTCACGATTTATCAGGACAAGGGTGTGATGAAGAAGCATCTCGCATTTAGGATGGTGGAAGCATGAAACAATTCGACATACGCGGTGTTACTCGTGAGGACCGCTTGGCGATGGACGAGAGCCGGATCTACACGAAGCCCGCGCCGATCGCCTGGGGCTGGGTGATCTTCTTCGTCTTCTGGTCGCTCTTCATGATCGAGGTGGGAGCGCAAGGAGCACTTTGGGAGCAGCACAACCGCGAGGTTAGGGAGATGGAACGATGACTGACAAGCAGAGAGATAGTATTAACGCCAGGGCAAGAGAATTGTATTTTCTGACCGATGAGGAATTACCCGAGCGCGATGCCTTCATCAGGGGTGCGTCATTTGCATTCTCCCTTGTTCAAGACGACCGTCTCTTTGATGCATCTAAAGCAGCTATGCAGGGGATGTTAGTTGACACTCCAAACGTCGCGTTCACGACAAAAGAGGACATCACTAACTTTGTTGAAGTTGTTGCCGAAGTTGCAGTTCAACAGGGGAAGGCTCTTCTTGCTGTATTAGAGGAGGAGGGGAAGTAGATGCCTGTAGAGCAAAAGTTTTCTTTTCTTGTTGGGAGCGAATGGCGAGCCGAAACACATGAGACAAACGGGGACACGATTACCCGTTTGACCATGCGAGGAACTTGCTATTCAATGCATCCGACTGTGGCGCGTGAATTCGCTCAAGCAATCCTTATGGCCTGCGATAAAGCAGATGAGTTAAATGGAGAGAAGAAGTGAGCACCCAACTCGTCGCCAATACTCCTGAGTGGCACGAAGCCCGTCGCCAGGGAATGGGAGGTTCGGACGCCGCCATTCCCTTCGGCCTATCGCCCTTCATGGATGCGTTCGAGCTCTTCGCGATCAAGCGAGGTACCGCTCCGCCGAAGGAGATGACCGAGGCTCAAAGTTGGGGTCTGGCCCTTGAGTCGGCTATCAGAACCGAGTTCATGGCCCGTCGAGGGTGCCATATCCACATGGCCAAACCTATGACACGTAACGCGAATCTGCCTAGCTTCATGTTCGCGAACGTTGACGGGCTGGTCGTCGACAAGACCATCCTAGGCATGGGCGTATTCGAGGCGAAGAACCTTTCCCAGTTCACCAGCCTGAAAGACGGGCTACCGGAGCATATCTGGCTTCAGGTGCAACACAACATGGCCGTTACGAATCTCGACTGGGCGGCCGTCGCCATCTTGGTCGGCGGCCAGCGCCTCGAAACCTTTGACGTGCAAAGAGACGAAGAAGCCATAGACCTGCTCGTTGATGGCGAGACCGAATTTTGGCGACGGGTGGAACTCAACGACCCGCCCCCACCTAGCGGCCTCGCCTCAACCTCGGCGCTACTCAGGAAGCTGTACCCGGAAGGAAACGGGCGAACGGTGATCTTAGATGACCCTGCCGCCGCCACTTGCGCCAGGTTCTATGACGAGTGCAAAACTCAGGTGAAGGAAATTTCGAAGACTGCCGCTGCTTATCAACAGGATTTCATCCAAAGACTCGGCAAGAACGAAGTCGCCGTGATCCCAGGCTACGGCAAGGTGAGCTATAAGACGGTGCGCTTTGACGACGAACAGGTCATCGACGCCGAGCGGCTGAGCCGCGACTACCCCGAAGCCTACGCCGCCTGCGTGAGCTTTAAGGCCAAGAAGTCCCAACGACGATTTACCACCAAGCCCCTCAAGGGCGAACCAGAAGAGGAAGGAACCGAAGAATGATGACAGACTACAACGAAACCGCTATCGTGACACCAGAGACGACCATCGTCCGCAACCTCGAATCGATCGTAACCGCCGAGACGGACGTTCAGGTCTCAACGGCAAAGCGGTATCCCCGCTCCATCGCCTTGGCGCTCAAGAACAGCATTAGCCTCGCCACGATCAACGAGGAGATGGCGGCAAGTTGCATGTACGCGCTGCCGAGGGCTGGCAAGAACATCACCGGTCCTTCCATTCGGCTGGCCGAGGTGATGGCGTCTGAGTGGGGAAACCTTCGCATCGCTGCCCGGATTATCGACCAGACGGACACCTTCATCGTCGCCCAAGGGCTCTGCTGGGACATGGAAAAGAACGTCCAGCTTTCGACGGAGGTTCGCCGCCGTATCACAGATAAGCATGGTGCAAAGTTCAACGAGGACATGATTAACGTGACGGCGATGGCCGCGCTCGCCATCGCCCGCCGCAATGCCATCTTCCAAGTCATACCCCGCGCTCTGATGGAGCAGGTCTATGCCGAATGCCGCCGGGTTGCCGTGGGAACGGTGGCGACGCTCACTGCCAAGCGAGACAAGTTGCTCGACTCGTTCCAGAAGATCGGAGTACCCAAACCCATGATCTTGGAGAAACTGAACTTGCAAGGGGTTGAGGACATCAACCTTACGCACCTAGAAGTCCTCCTCGGTCTCGCCTCAGCCATCAAGAACGGGGAGACGACCATCGAAGACGCGTTCGCCCCCGATGACTCGGAAGACACCCAGGAAGAGACGAGGAGCGCCGCTACCGCCTCGACAGCCCAGCGAGCCAAGGAGAACATGAAGAAGGCCACAACGCCCGCAGAAACGCCTCCAGCGGCCCAAGAAGAGGCATCTTCAACGACGGCTGAAACTGCCGAGGGTCAGAAGGACATGTTTGAGCAGCCATGAGTCCTTCACTTCTCCAAGATATCGCAGCCGCCTATTTCAGGCGGCTAGCCTTCGAGTACCGCTACATCCGTTGCAGAAACACCGGCAATCCTCGCAAATATAAGCGGCTCAAGCAGTGGGAGAAGGCCATGGAAGCGTATTGGAGCCTGCGCAAGTCCCACGGCCTTATGTGCCCGAAGGTAACTGACGAGAGAGCCATCTTACAGGCCGAAGCGAGGCTCGAGCCGCGGCGATGGCGCAACAACCGAGAGTGGCAAAGAGGTACGAGATGAGCACTACACCACAAGAACCAGGGGAAGAACTGAAACGTTTGGTAGCCGAGATCATTGATAAGGCATATTTCGCAACGGGGCTTCCAACTCACGATGGGCGTGAAGAGCGATTCCGTCAAATTGAACGCGAAGCGGCTCTTAAAATTGAAAACTACATCCAATCTCGTATTCCAGAAGTAAGTGAAGAAGCAAGAGAGTTCGAAGAACTTTTGGCTGATGCTTATCAACGCGATCAGGATGGATTCCAGAACTTAGAGTATGAAGAAATCGTCGCCTTGATCGCAGCACGTGATAAAGCACTGGTAGAGAAGTGGCGAGAGGTCCTCGAAAAATATCTTGAAGCTAACACTGGGAGTTTCTCAACAACGATTGATGGACGAGAGCAACGGTTTGAATATGAAGCTAAGGCCCGTGCCCTTCTATCGGAGAAGTCATGACCCACATTGCAGCCCAACAAGTAGTCATCTGCGGGCGCTACGTTCGCCAGCGATGCGCCTGGTGCGGGGAAGTGCTCGAAGATGTGGACCTTTCAAACCTGGCTTTCGAAAACTCTGAAGATGCCAAGAACCCTTATCCTGAATGGCCTGCCGGGGCACTCATAGGGGTGGATGGCAACTGCCGCTACATCGTTAGCCCTGAAGTCGAAGGCACAATGCCCGATGACTGTTGTGCTCTTTTGGATGTGGAAAGACCGTGACGGAACCCCAGCAAATTGAAAGTCTGCTCGACGACTCGCCGCGCGAGCACAACGACCCCGAACTACTCGCCCTCGAAACGGCGCACGCCAACCTCGAAGCCTTGCGCAAGCAGCAGCGGGACGCCGACGACCCCAAGTGGAAGCACACCTTGGGCCTCGTGTGCCAGATGAACCGCAAGATTCAGCAGCGGCGCCGCGAGCTCAACCTCCTATGGCTTGACTTCGATCAAGAAAAGGAGGATATCAGAGGGTTCGAGACGGAGGAGAATGCCAGGTGCGCTCCCGCTCTGGGCGTCATCGTGGAGCGCTGCTATTTGGAGGGTCGATACGATGGCTAGGCCCTACGCTTCTGGCACGAAGGTCTCTGAAGCCAAGAGCCACTTCGAATTGACGCAAATCCTTAAGAAGTACGGCTGCAACGAAACCGGATGGATGGACAAGGACACCCAAAGCACACTTGGGTTCACGCGAGAGGGTGTCACCTATCGCTTCACTCTCGATCTTCCCCTTGATGAGTCAAAAATCCGTGTTGGCAGAGAGTATCGACCTAGCACCCACGGCTCGAAACTCGATTACGAACGAGCTCGTAAGATGCGGGCACTTGTCGCAGTCGTAAAGGCTCAACTCATCGCCATTGAGGAAGGAATCACGACGTTCGATCGCATGTTCGTCGGCTCCGCCGTCACCGACAACGGGCAGACGGTTGCCGAGCGTTGGGCACCTGAAATTGCTCGTAAGGCACTCGACGGGACCTACCCGAGCGCATTACCGGGAGGACGACCCTGATGGACAAGGTTAGAGAAGAGTTTGAGAAGTGGGCAATGAAACGTTTCCCCAATGAATTTGATTCAACTGACCCAAGAGCATTCGCCTTTCTGAAGGATTGCTTTGAAACTTGGAAAGCTGCCCACGCCCTCTACGCCAAGGAAACAGAACCCTTAAAGTGGAGATGGAGGGGGAGCCGAATCTTTGTAGGGAAAATGATGATTGTCGAAGTCTATCAACCATGTTTGAGACCGGGGATGCCGTGGGCTGTTCGTGACTTTAAGGGGGATGGAGATGTTTTCGACACTGAGGAAATTGCCGTAGGTGAATGCGAAATCAGAGCCAACGTCTTCCTAGCTAAGCTAAGAGGTGAAGCATGAGCGAGTTCGAATACAATGGCCGCTGCAATTGCGCCGCTTGTAGGATTAAGCGTATGCGCCAGAAGGCCAGATTACTCAAACCTGATCCAATCCAATCGCTAAGCAGCTGGAAACCAGCCTTACCATACAGCCCAGAACAAGGCGAGAAAGAGAAAGCACGGAACGACTTCAAAGCATGGCGAGAAGAAGATTCAGAGCCAAAGTAACGACACTACAAACTACTGCTAAATATAAGGAGAAAGTCTGTGAAGATTTTGAAGTGGAGATTGATGCAAGACAGCGACGATAGCTACAACTGCCCTATTTGGTGCAGCAAGACGGTGCCTTGGAAGTGGATCGTCCTTTACAGATATCCAAAAGCGAAGCATCATTTCGGGTGGCAATACACCCAGAACAACAGCGAGAAGTGCGTCCATTGGACCTTTGGAAGGCATGGGTACACACTAAGCATTCGTTTATATCGTGGACGCGAGGCAGCGTACAGGTCTCGGCATTTTATTTATCCGAAGGTCAGGCGATGACAGACCAAGAACTTAAAGAGATTAGAGAACGGTGCGGTCCCGGCGAACTTGTTGCCGATCACCGCGACACGCCTTTTTACAACAATGCAGAAGGTCATTCGAGGGGCGGCGATCCTACCGATGATTGGTATGTTTGCTCCGATGGTGAAATCATCTACGATCACCTCAACAAAACCGCCGCTCTCCTTCTTACTGATATACCTAAATTACTTGATGAGATCGACAGATTGAACAAGCAGTTGAATGCAGTTGATATTGTGCGGACGTTTGGAGGTGCTAGTCCACTTGATCGGCTACCAGACGAGTCTGAATTGTCGTGATTACAGTTTTGCGGAAGCTACGCTTTAAGGAGGCGAGATGAGATTTACAGCAAAAGAGCAAATCGAGGCGTTCGGAAACATCCTCAAGCACGAGACCGTAGGTAAGACGCAACTCATCGATGACTTGGTACGCCTCGCACTAATAGGGTTCGAACATAAGGAAAAGGTGATTGACGAATGGGTTGAGCACTACCGTAACACCGGCAGGGAGGCATGATGGACTTAGAAGAACTAGCTAGACTGATTAGTAAGAGATGGCCGGATGCTAGAAGAGCGTCCCGATCCTCCCGACTTGAGCAGAGAAGCCGATAAGTTTGCCAAATGGTTAGGGAATGTAGTGGAGGAGACCTAAGGTAGAAAGAGCATCGATAGGCTGTAAAGCAGTCCCAACAAACGAACTTAAAGCAGAGACGTTGTTATCTGAGGTCAAAAGGAACTTCTCGAAATTCGGGTCTAAAGAATCCGTCACCATCCCCCAACGAGCCCACTTCAAGGTTCCATTCAAACTAGCTAACCTTGGAGAAAGCCGGTTCCAATGGTTATCCGTCATCGCTACATGCCCGATGTAATAGTCCTGAGTGTTTGGAGTAGCAGACGTAGAGAAGACCGCCTGAAACTCCTTAGAGGCGGCGTCGATCTGGGTAACTAAGGAAGGATAGAGAAGCTTGAGGGCTGCGAGGTCTGCGATGGTTCCGGTGAAAAGAGCTAAACGGTCAGCATTCGAAATTCCTTCAACGTAGATGATGACGCCGATGATCTGCATCTTTTTAAGATTGGCAGCCGAAATAGAGAGCCCGAATACCAGATGGTGGATGTAGTTCGTCATACGCTATTCCACTTGCTTGCACAATAGGTTCTCCACGATGTCTTGTCCGAAGCAGAACCTACAGACTCTTGAACCGCGATTTCTAAGAGACGAGCGTCCGAAGAGTGCGTACCATCAAAAAGGAGTTGAAGGTTCGAGCCGAAACTACTGCCTGGATTACCCGTCGCTCTTGTCGTCCCTTGGGTCTCGTACGTGCTTGAGGCTCCATTCCACGTTACGATAGCGGTGATGATCGTATAACCCGCAGGGGGAGCTGTGAACGAATCCAAAGAACTCCCTGCGTAGATCGAATAGCCCTTGGTCGCGGTTTCTTCTAGGAAAACCCTCACAGACGAGGCCATGTACAGACCCTTAGATGATACAAGTTGGGCTTTGACCTGCATCACGAAATACCACGTCGAAACCGCTACTTCGGTGTAGGTGTTTACTAGCTGGTCGTCAACGACATCTCCTTGGATTCCGTTTAAACCATTGAACGCGGCAGTTTTAAGAAGAGGTCTCTTTCCTGAAGTCGCTTGTAAGAAGTGCCGGTTGTTTCCTGACTTATCTTTCCATCCTCCTACAGGATCGTTATTAGCACTTGCAGGAGTCGTTAAGGCTGAATCTTGGAACGTAGTCGAGGTATCCGAAGCATCTACCCAGACAGCGAGATTTGAGAGAAGGGCAGGAGTCCACGCTGGAGCCCCCCCGGCGACCGATCCATAAAGCCCCATCATGAGATCTGGCATCTACGGCCCCACGTCCGTCGTGCTACTTCGCACGCGAAAGTCGGAGATACCGACCTGAGCGGTTGCCCCGGTGTCCCGGATCGAGAGGGCGAAGGCTTTCCAGGTCGCCGCTGAGAACGTGATGTTTTGGCCGTTGTGGTAGGTTAGGCTCGTATCACCCGCGCCAAAGGTCGGCGGGGTGACGGTGATGCCCGTCCAGGCCGAAAGGTCATTCGATCCGTACGCGGTGTTCACATTGTTGATGGTTAGGATGCTCTCCCACCCGAAGGCGGCAAGGAAGTTGTCGGCGGTCATGCCTGCCGCCTTGACGACAAGCACGGCTATATCGCGCGTGGCTCCCCCCGCTGCGGTCTGCTCGAAGGTGGTGATATCCCCGACCCCAATATCGTGAAAGTGGGTCGTGCTCGTCCAGCCGCTCACCGTGCGCGGATCAGCGATGAACTGGTAGTAGTAGCCGTCGGGAAGCGCGAGCACTGTGCCGCTGTGGTCAAGCCCGAGCCCCATCATCATTGGTGGCTACTCCAGTTCCGGCAACGGCCCATCCGAATAGGCTTGAACCTCGTTCGGAAACATTTTGGCGCTGATGAAGTTGCCAGGCAATTTCCCTTTCAGGAATGCAGTGGCTGCTTCGTCAGTAGGCTTGCCCTTCATGCCGTCCAGAACGGACAGAGGATAGCCCCGGTAGTGATGCTCGATTTCCTTGGTGATTTCGTCCATGGGATTCATTTTAGATGTTCTTCACGTAAAGCGCCGTGATCTGCACGCTAGCGACCGAGCCCGAACAGGTGGCCGTCCAGTTATTATTCACCGTGGCCTGGGGTACCGCCGAGTCGGACGGCACCATGAAGCCCCTGGTTTCGCCTGCGGGCACCGCAAATACGAACCTCGTCGTTCCAGAGGTCGCATCCTTAATGGTCACATTAACCGCGGTGGCCGACGTGTTGGCGATAGCTAGACCGTACAGATCCAGGAACGTCGAGGCGACTGCCGTGACGATAGTCGTTTCTGAGACCGAGCTCGTGATGGTCGTCTGCTGAATCCCCTTGAGCTCTCGCGGGGAGCCACCAACCATGAGCCTGCCGCGCTTATCCGCCGAGAGGCCGGTGTAGTCGAGGTCGTTGCTCGTTTGGGTCGCCAGGGTGTCATTGCGAATGCCCATGACGAAATCGCCGGTGTCACCGCTCGCTGATGGCGCGTCCTCGACCTTATTGGAAGCGGGAGTAACGGTGAACCCTGATCCCGCCGATAGGATGGCCAGATGTGAAGCAATCGACTCTTCCGCAAGCTGCATCTGCACAAGGTAGAAAGGGCCACTTCCAGCAACGCGGGTGAATTTCACCCAATTGTAACCGGTGATAACGAAGTAGAGCGACATGCCGTCGACGCATGTGATCGTCGTGCTCTTCGCGTAGTAGACGGCCCCGTCCGTCCATGAAGCGAGCGGGAAATAATTCGTTCCGTCAACGGATGCAGAAAGCGTGCCGGTTAAGCCAGTGATGTCGCCAAAGAGAAGCTTGATGCCGTTTGGACCAGCGGTGTCCCTTAATTGGATAGCCTGCGATGTCGTGGTTCCGTCAACGGTAAACGGGCCTTTCCTGCCATTATCTTTGTTGTTCATGGGCGATCCACTTCTCGCCCGGTAACGCGCATTGTACACCCAAGGCCTTGGGTTCTCCAAGAAGGGCCGCTACGCCGCTTTCTTCCTCGATCCATTGACCTTCGCGTTCGCCTGCTGCCGAGCCTCTTTGATTGCTTCGGTGAGAAGCTTTGCGCGCGCCTGATCGTCCTTCGCGCCTGGGAAGAAGCCCTGGGCCTTGATCATGTCTAGACGGTGCTTGATCGCGTCGCCCTGGGCCTTGATGCGCTCGTTGTACTGGTCGGCGTTGCTGTCGAAGTTCGCCTTGTCGGGATTCTTTTGCCACACTGGTGGCTTGGCGCTGACGCCGTACTGCTGAAGCCTCTCAAGGTTCGTATCCTGCGCCGTGGTGAACCACTCTGCGCGGTTCGGAACTGGCACATCGGGCAATTCTTGACGGAGTCCCGGCACCTTGGCCATAACCTGCTCGCGAAAGCCGCGAGCCTTGTAGTAATTCGCGCCCGAGGAGACGCGCTCGTTATCCGCTAACTTTGCCCCTTGCTGGACGACCTGAGGGATTACGAAGGATGTCACGTAGTCCGCCATCCCCTTGCCGAGCTTATCCACGTCGTTCGTGTCAGCCGAGCGGCCAGCCGCCGCTGCAATCGTCGCCACGTTCTGAGTCGGCAGGTTCTGGACAAAGTCGGCGCCAGCCTTCGCGGCCGCGTAGCCCATAGAAGTGAGCGCGTCAACGCCGCCCGATTTCTTGTTATAGCCTTGCGAGTCGTCCCATCCCTGGCGGAGCGCTCCGCCTAGCTTGAGAATAGCGATTAATGGCGTGTGCTCGACCCAGGAGGGCAGGTTATCGGTCGCGTGGGGATTCAAAGCTCCCAGCACCATCATTCCAGCGCCGATGCCGCCTCGCTTGTACGAACGGTAGATCGCGTCCTTCTCGGCTACGCTCAGTTCCTTGGCCCACGGGGACTTCAGGATGTTCACGAAGGCGGGCAGCCCTGTGTACTCAGCGGTGCGTCCCACAAAGTTGATGGGGACCTTTCGGATCGGCATGAGAGATTCTGCGGCGAACCTCGCGCCAGGACTTCGGCGCCCAAGCGAGTTCAAGGACTCACTGAGCCAGGATGAAAGCTTCGAATCGTTAAGCAATACCGCTTCGAGACTCTTGGCGTAAGCGTGCGTCGTGATGCTCGCCAGTGCCTCGGGGGTTGAGGTGTCCACTCCCTGCTTTTCCAGGAACTCGGTCATCTTGATGGCTGATCGCTTGAACTCAGCCCTCTGGAGTGGCGTCTTGACGGCGGCGTGCAGATTCTCGAAGAATCCCCATACCGGATGCCGGAAGTCCTTGGGCTTGCCGAGCACGTCCAGCGAGCCGCCTTTGCCCTTGGCTTTACTCAGCGCGTCTTGCCGAGTTTCCTTCGTGAAGAACTCCTTCACCGCCGCCGCGTTCGCCTTCGCTGAGGCGATGCCTTCTACCGAGTTTTTGGCAACGGCTCGTCCGATCAGATCCTCAATAGGTGTGATGAGCGAGTGAGATGCGGAGGCAACCGCGAGCTTTCCAAAGACCGTGGGCCCCGAGAGGATATTGAGGCGCTGGAGCCGGAGCAGCATGTCGTAGGGCGTCAGCTTTTGGTTCTTGGCAATCTCGATATGGACCTGAGCCTTGAGCCGGTCCCGGCGTGCAATCGCTTCTTGCTCCTGCTTGGCTAGGGCTCGCTCGTTCGCTGATGGCGCCGGGGCATAATCCTTCTCGCGCAGACGCCGCTCGTACTCCGCGATCTGCTTATTTAGCCGCTCCAGGTTCGTCGCCGTCTTGGTCTTGACGCTCGCGCCCTCACGGTAAGCCGGTTCCTCGCCTCGAATCTCTCGTGCCGCCTTCTGCGCTGCCCTACGCGCCGTAGCCAGTCGCTGGGCTACCTCGTCGCGCGTCACGGTCTTTGACTTGATTTCATTGTCGATGCCGAGGATGACGTCTTCGCGGCTCACATCGCCGCCCCGAGACTTCACGTGCTCGATAGCCTTGGCGATGGCTTCTTCGAGGGTAAGTGCGCCTTCCTTCACAAGGTTCAAGGCGAGCTTGCCAGTCTGGATACCAAGCTTTGTGACCTGCGGGATCGGGTTGGAGTGAACACCGGACTGGAGCAGTTTTCCTATCTCGTCGAAAATCTGCTGGCGCTCTTCTTGAATCTTCGCCTTGCGAGCCTGCCGTGTCGTTCCCGGCGCTTCCGGCTCTGCCGTTCGTTTCAGTCGTTCCTCGCGCAATTGGCGCTGCAAGTCCTCAATCGTGGCCTGTGCCTCGTTGTGCTTTTGGACGACGTCCCGAATCCGCGCCTCAGCCTTGGCCGAAAGTTCACCGCCAGCACCCCTACGAGCCGCCAGAAGGACCGCCTCGGGGTTAGCCGTGTCCAAATGGGTACCGGCCTGCAAGGCGCGTCCTACGTCGCTCCAGCGGCCCTTTCCTTTCTGGATGTCGCCCAGGTACTTATCCAGCGTGTCGCGGGCGTGGTCGTACGCTGCCTTGAGGTGTGGATCGCCGGGACTCGCGTCCAGAGCCTTGCCTGCGGCTTCAAGGGCGTTCATGAGGCGACGCTTGCCTTCAAGCAACGCCCCTACCTTCTCGCCGGTGAGCTCTTCGCGTCCTGCTCCGATGTTATGGGCGATCTGGTAGGGGTCTAACTTGCCGTCCTCGACCGACTGACGGCCTACCGATTGCCAGTCTTCGGGCGCTTTGCCTTTGGTCTTTTCGACGTCTGCGATGACCCCGTTGAGGGCTTCGCGCTCTTGGACTTGATTGGCGAGGCCGGTGGCGCGCTCCGCGGTCTTTTGCGGCCCTTCGACTTCGTAGAGGCGTTTTCGTCCTTGACCCGATAGCTGATCGCTATCGATTGCTTGAGCGCCGCCGCCTTGGACTTCGGGGTTGACGTTCCGATCTTGCCCGAGTTCTTGTAGGTGTCCATCAGCTCCTTGATGTTCGAGGACTGGGTTTTGCGTGACGTTCCTTTCTTGAGTGGCATTTACTTCGCCTTGCCCACTCGCTTCATTTTGGGCTTGAACTTGCCGCCCTTCGGGGCCGACATCACTCCCTTGGGCGATGGTTTGGCCTTGGACTTCTTGCCCGCTTGGGCCATTGACTCCATTTTGGCTTTGCCGTACTTCTTCATTCCCGCCGCCGCTGCTACTGCCGCTGGGTTCTTGGCCCCCGATTTCGCCGCCGATGCTTCCACCGCTTTGAACCGTGCTCCGCTTCCGAGTTTTGCTTTTGGTTTTGCCGATGCTTTCATTTGTGGTTGCTCCTTCTTGTGGATTCTGCTTGTCGAAAATGTCCTGAAGTTCCGCGCGTACCGCCGGATGGACTTCACCTGAATCGAGAGACGCCTGGAGTTCTCGCTTGAGAGGCCCATATCGGCGCCCACCGCCTGCCTGATTGTCGATTAGCGCCTGAAGATCATTCACAAGTCCTTGTGTGCGTGTGCGCCAGTTCTCCTGAACGAACCTGTCGAACTCGCTAAGCGGCTGGATCGTCGGAACGCCACCGCTGCCGTTTGAACCTGCGTTGCGCGGTAAGGCCTTTCGGTCAGCAGTCTCCTGCGTCACGTCGATAGCCGTTCTCGTTGCTGGCCGCTCTGGAATGGGTGGTTTGTCGCCAGCAAGCGAAGTCATCACCCCGGTGGTTGGCACTTCAGGCGTGATCTTGATGCCACTTGGCTGAACTTCAGGAATGGGCCTGACACCTTTTGCGGTCAGTCCCGCTTGAGCGCGGTCGCGGATGGAACTGTTCAAGGCGCTTTGGTCGATGCCAGATTTGAGGGCCTGGTCGATCGCATCTGCAATCGCCGCACTTTGCGCGCCGCCTGCCCGAAGGACCTTCACGGCCCGAACGATTGGACCAGCGCCTTTTGCGAGAATTTCCTCAGGCCCCACGGTCTTGAGAACGATATTTGCGATAGCACCTGCGCGGTCTCTTATCCCAGAATTGGGATGCACAAGGACCTGCATGTCGCCGCCGATGTCGGCAGGAAGCGCGGCCAGTCCGGCCACCATGCTCTCAGCGCTAGCGGCGTTCTCCTGAATGGGATTGTGGCCTTGCCCCATTTGGATAAGCGAGCGAGTTGGGTTAAGCCCTGCTTGTAGTGCTCCCGCAGCAACAGAAATAGGGCCCACCACAGGATGTAGGAAATCCTGAACGCCTTGGGTGATGTCGGTCACCTTGTCTTGCGCGTAGCGGGCGGGGAATTTGTCTGGGTCGTATCCGTACCGATTGATCCAGTCTTTGCGAAAAGCATCCTTGAGCCGCGCCTGATCCTGCGGGCTGACGCGCGTCTCGCCAGTCGTCGGGTCCACATGGGCGACCTTCGCCACTTCCGACGCGTAATCGAATGCTGGCGGCTGGTTCTGGGGTTGCCGATCAGGTGAAGGGCGAAGGTTCGTGTGTGGCACCGTAGCGGCGATCCTTGAAAGCGCCCCTTGCGGCTGTTCGATCTGCGCGGGCTGCCTGTCTGGCGTGGGCGTTGACGCCCCTTTCGAGGCGATGCGCCCTATCCTGGCCTGGTGGTAGGCGACGATGGCGTCCAGATCATTTTGAGTGGGCGGCGTGGGCTTATCCCAGTGGTAGAAGGTACCGTCTGGGGCAGTGAATCCATGCTCTTGTGGTTGCTGCGGTGCGGCCGGCGCAGACCCAGAATTAGCGAGGATCGTTTGGACCATCTACTTAACCGACCATCCTGGCGGCAACTCAAGGCCATTTGGCTTCTTAGGCGCAGGTCCGTGAGGATTCCCGTAGTGACCGCCTCCAGTGGGCTTTTGCGGGGCATGCCCTTGCGTAGCTGGATCGTAGGTAAATCCAGCCAGTCCCGCGACTCGCTTCACGTAAGCCTGAGTCTCGTCGTAGGGAGGGACTTTGCCGCCATACTTGTCGACCGCGCCCGAGCCAGCGTTGTAGGCTGCGGCCGCAAGCGCATAGTCACCGTTGTACTTGCGAAGGTTGGCGGCTAGGATACGCGCGGCCGCCGGGATAGCTTGCTTGGGGTCCATTGGGTCGACACCCATACCGGCAGCGGTGTCAGGCATCAGTTGTGCGATGCCCCGGGCGCCAGCCTTGGAAACGGACGAAGCGTTGTAAGAACTCTCCGCGTGAATGATCGCATCCAGGAATGAGGCAGGAATACCAGCCTTGCGGGCCGAGGCCGTGATGAGCGTCTTGTAGGAACTCGGGCCGACGTTGTCCGATAGGCCAGACTTCGCGGTCCCCTTGATCCCTTCGGCAGCGGCGTTCATGATCTCCGACATCGTGAGCGGTGGCTGACCGGCCTGCGAGAGCTCGTCGTTTTGCTCGTCGATGCTGCTCTGGTAGTCCTGAATCTGCTTCGTGTAGCCCTGGATGACGCTGTCCTTGGCAATCTCGTCGGGGCCGAAACCTTGCTTTTGAAGCTGGTTCGAGCGCTGCGCCATCTGCTTCTGGATGACATCCACACGGCCTTTGATAGCGCCTGCGATGCGCTTGGCCTGGTCGCTCATTTGATCGGCGTAGAGCTTCATCATCCCGATTTGGTTGCGCTGGGCAGCGAGTCCGAAGTTCTGAACGGCTAGGTCATGATTCGCCCATTGAACTTCGAGTTGATCCTTGTGCTTGAGCTTATCGAAGCTAAACCGGTCTTGCGCAAGCTTAAGTTGCTGGTCGCGGTAATCCTTGATCGCCTGAGCGCGAAACTGCTTGAGGCTCTTCGTATCCGGAATCGGATCGAGAAGCCGGTCAGGAACGCCCGCTGCAACTAGCTCTCCTCGACGAGCAGCATACTTAGCCATTTCGCCCTTCAGGGTGCTGTCGTCTTGGAAGTAGGTCGCGTCGTGGAACTTGCGCAAGTCGTCGTTGAACTGCTTCGCCTCAGGCATCGATAGAGTCTCGACATCGCGCTGCACCTCGGAATCTGTCGGCGCGTACTCGGGGAACTGCTCACGGAGAATCCTCGCCGTCGAGATTTTCTCTGACGGAGTGTTGGCCTGGAGGTATTGAGCCCGAACCATGCGCCCGTTGATACCGCGCTGCTTGCGATCAGCGTCAGCTACACGCTGATTGTACTGATCCTGCTGGCGCTGCTCCGCTTCATACTGGCCTTTCTCGCCTTGAAGCTGCTGAACATCCTGATTCGAGAACGAGAGCGCGGCTTCGGCCCGTTGGAGTTGCCGCTGCGCATCGATCTGGCCCTGCTGAAACACCTGTTGGCCGTGCGCTGTGTCCTGCGCTGCCTTTTCGTCCTTTGCGCCGAGATATCCCTTAACGAAAGCTGCGGTCCCGTGGCCGTGCTTATCGAAGGCAGACATGATGAGAGCAGGCAGCAGGCCGCCGATAAGATCCTCAGTTCGCCAAGCGGGACGCGTAGGTTGGGGTGGCACGCCGGGCGGCTGATCGAAACCGCCGAGGACTGCCGCGCGGTCAGATTCGCGCTGTTTGATGGCAGAGTTCAGGGCTTCATCGTAAGGCGTTGTGCCGCCAAGCTGGCCAACGGTCGTCGTGGGGTTGCCTTGGGGCATGAGCGTGGAAGAGGCGCTCGTCGTAGGCTGATCGCCAAACTGAGGCACGTTTGGCGCGACGTCCTCAACTGGCGGATGAGCCGGTCCAAGTTGGCCGAATTCCAAAAGCGACTGAAGCACTAGAGCCCACCTGCCGCCGCGCCACCAATTCCTGCTCCCGTGCCGAGGCCTACGCCCGTTCCCGGATTCTTGAAGATACTTCCCCAGTTGACCTTTCCAAGCGCGCCACCAAGAAGCCCCGCGATCTGACCAAAGGTGCCGTTTTGCTGCTCCTGCTGGTTCTGATCATGTCGCATCTCGACGAAGTTGCCAAGCTGCAACCCTTGCTGCGTGAGAGGACCTGAGAGGCCATTCTGAAGGCCTGTGAGTCCCTGAGCCGCTTCGAGGTTCCCGGTAGGGCTGTACAGGTTGTTACCGTAGGCGTTCTCTGCCGTCGTGGCCGCGTTCCTTGAGGCCAGAGCCGCCCCCGCCGCCGCCTGGGGGCTTCCGCCTGCCGCCGCAACCTTGGCCGCATTGATCTGCCCCTGTTGGGCTCCTTGCTGATCAAGCTGCGCATTTCGCTCGTCCATGATCGCCTGACGCCCTTCGGGGGTAAACGACTGCGCGGCAGAGGTAACCGCCTGCTCTGTCGCCGGGATAAGCTGGTTTTGGAGCCCGTACTGCGAGGCGACGACGGGGAGCAAAGCCTGCTGGAGCTCGCGAGCGATGGCCCCTTCTTCGTTGTTGCCGTTCGGGTCTAGGCCGAACTGCTTGAAGAGAGCCTGAAGGTTCCGCGTCAGGATGTCCTGCGCGGTGATCGGCTGAGGGTTCGGGGACGCTGCGATTGCTGCCATGGTGTTACCAACGCGCCCGGTTGATCCATTTTACGCTAAGTAGTAAGCCTTTAGACGAATCTCGAAGGACACGTCGCCGGTTGAACCGGTCGATGTCACCTTGTAGTCAAGCGAAGTGGTCGTAAGTGCGATGCGTTCAACCCATCCGCTACTATCGCTGTCGGCGGTTCCTTGTATCGTATCGGTCTTGGCTCCAAGGCGCTGAAAACCGCTGGCGTTGCTACGATAGGTGATCGTCAGTTGGTCGCCGTCCCCGCCTGCGAACGCTTGGCCAAGAACCTCAACGCTCTTTGCGCCCGCTGGGACGCCAAATGCGCTTAGATCGATCGATGTCCAAGCCACAGCGCCCGAGCCGCTCGCGATGGTCACCTCGTCGACCTCTGTTCGCCCATCGCCCGAGGTCGGAGCCGCCGCTAGCGAGGCGTTAATCTGCTTTTGGATTGAGGCCTTCGAGAGTGCCGAACGGTTCATATAGTCCCGGATCGTGAGACTCGATAGGGCTGAGCGAACTTCCTCGTCAGTCAACGTCGGCTCCTCCACCTTCTGTACCCACTGCTCGACCGATTACGATGCCGCGGCACGCCGTACCCGGAGCCGGGTTGCCGGTAAGCGTGAAAAGGACGCCGTAGCTTTGTAGGCCCGGGAAGTTCCCTTCCGTCGATAGGAAGTAGCGCCAAGCCTCAAGAGATACATTGTCATCCAGAGTCACGATGCCAGTAGTGACCGCGCCTCCCGAAGTCGAATCGTGAGCAGCCGTAAGCGTGATCGTCAGAACTCCACCCGTTGATTTCTCCCAGATGACGCCCGGTTTGGACCAGTCGATGTTCTGCCAGTCGTCACCTTGGATGAACGTCTTCATCGTGATGTTCACGGCCTCGGTGCCGCTCGTGGGCTTATCGTCGACGAGCTTGCCGACAGTCTCAAGCTGGTAGACCTTGCCCTCGTTGCTGATGCCGATGAAGATGGAGCCTTGCGAAGCCGAGAACGCTGCCCCATTCGTACCGGGCATCTGCTGAACGAAGTTCGCCGAGAAGTCGGCTGAGGTGTACCGGTGCGTCCACCATTCGCCCGTTCGCTCCTCAAAGATGATCGCCTGGCGCTTGAAGGTCTCGCTGGGGTATCGCTGCCAGATGTAGTACGCCTCTTTCCAGACAACCCCATGTGAATTCCAGCAGTCGCCACTCTCGAACTGGTCCTCGACCTTCCAAATCCCCAAGGGGAACGACTCCGAGCCACCCGTGTAGACGCGCGGTTGCCTTTCGGAGTCCAAGTAGTACACGTTGGACTTGTGGACGGCCACTGTCATCGGGAACATCGTTCCGTGTGGATTCAGCCGGGTCGGAGCCGCTAACGTGAGCGAATCGAACCCCTCGATTCTCCACATGGCGATGTGCGTGAACACCAGCACTGGAGCGATGCCGGCCACGCTTCCTGGCATCGCAACCATCTTCTTGACGAACTCACCTGGGAAGTTCGCGACGCCACCCGAATCCTCATCGACCTGGCCGTTCAGATCGTCATCGCGCGGAATGCCCGTAAAGCGAAGCGGGTAGCCAAGGTCCGAGAACCACACCTGCGAGGCCTGGTTGCCCGCCATCCCCGCCACGTACATGCGCCCGCCCGAGCTCGTGAAATTCGCTCCCTTCACTGGGGCGGTGTTGAAGGAACTGGGAGCTTTGCGCGCAAAGAACTTCGCTGCTGGCTCGATACGATCATGCTTAGCCCCGAAGACGGTCCCTGCGTTCGTAAGCTGGTAGACGCCCGTGAGGAAGTAGGATTCGTCGTTCTGGTCCTTGCGATAGAAGTAGACGCTCTGTCCGCTTGGCGGCTTTTGGATGCGAACGATATTCGTCCAAGCGACGTTAGCGCCAAGCACTCCCTCAGGAAGAGCGAAGTTCCGATTCTTGTTTCCGCCCACGTCGCGAGGCAGCGGCCCCAAAAGCTTCTTGCAGACCACAGAGCCAGACTCAGCGAACGAGCTGTCGTTCGTGTAGGCGACCGCGTGTTGCGCGCCCGCCGGGACGGCGCCGAGGCCATAGACACCGATAATGTTGAACACGCGGCTACCGGTAAGAGCATGGTCGACGATCATCTTGAGCCGGTCGCAGTTGATGTAGCTGTCAAGGTTCGCCCGGTAGAGACTCATGTCGAAGACAGCAAGGTAACAGCCGGTCGCCGCTGGAAGGTAGAGCGGAAGTGTCTTCCCCGTCGTCGCTGGGTTCCAGACGTCGCGGTAGGTGCTCCCGTCTCGAAGCGCCACTGAGCAGTAGTTGAAGACAGGATCAGCGATATTGTCCTGAACGAGGATGCCGACAAACGACGAGCGCCCGAACGAATCCATCAAATCGAACGAGCCCGAGCCCGTGGTGATGTTGTAGTCGTTAGAGTCAAGTTGGGATGCCGATGCGAACGAGATTTCCAGCGTCCCGGTCGCCGTCGTATCCATCGTAACCTGAATCTCGTTATCATCCGTTCCGCCCCCAGTGTTCGTAGGAGGAGTCGCATTGAAGGCACCCGTGTGCGTGTTGAAAGTTACATTCGCTGGGTTCTTGAGCTCGAACCAGCACTCAGGATACGGCTGGGCCGTCGGCTGGAGGGTGTTGGGAAAGGTGATCGCTGCCGCGTCGGCGACGACGTTGAGATTGCCGCTACCGTCGCGCCGCAGCACCTTCGGAGTGTCGGTGCCGTTACCGCAAAGGAGGACATCCTTTCCTGTGGGCCAAAGCACACTACCAGGATCGTGCTGCGCGGCGAACTCGACAAAGGCATCCGTCACGAACCGTGTGCCTGAACCCGTGATTTCCGTCCAGGCGTACGTGGTGAGGTTCATCGAGAAAATGCGCACGTCGCTGGCCGTCGCAAAGGCGTCGACCCGGGTGTAGATGCCGTCAAGAAAGCCGATCCAGCCGCCCCGCCATGATGCACTCGCCACTGGAACACTCGCCCCAACCTTCGTAAGCCCCCAACGAGTAGTGACGACACGCCTGCGACCCGTCACATTCTCAAGGAGCATCCACTGTCCCGGCACGAGGCTGCCGCGATCGACTGAGGAACGCTGGCCGTCGACGGGCACCGTTTTGGGGTCGTAGACCGGGTAGGTGAGAGAGGACCGTTTCGGTTTTGCCATCGCTTTGCTCGTCTGCCAAAGAGGGGGAGTTCTCCAACCGGGCGGAAAGAGTTATTTCCCCCTCTTCAGGCTTAGCGGTTCTTATACCGCTTTCGGATGTAAGGTCTCGTGACAGGGCGCACTTCAGCGAGGATGCCACCTGTAGCCATCTGCATCTGTCCTTTGGATTCGATGAAGTCCTGGTGGGCACTCGCCCGGTCCTGTGGTTCGCCTCGCCCCATCTTAAACCACTTATCCCACGCGCCTGCCTTGAGAGCTTCCACGTAGTCGTTCATGGAGTCGGGAAGCGTTGTCGTGTCGTCGGTTACCGTAACGCGCCTGGAGACGAGTAAGCGTAAGAAGGGATTAGAGGAGCTCGCCAGCACGCCGC